AACAAAATTTTTAAAAAAATTAGGAGGTACATATAATTGAAGTTAAGTAAAGAAGCAAAGAGAAATACAATTGCGGATTTAAGAAAATATCCAGATTGGATTGTTAGAATTGAATGTGAAGGTCTGGGAGGAGAACCGGTCACAATTGGTGGTTTTTGGGAAGAAAATTTTACAGCTCAGCAAAACAGCTGGAGACAATCTGTAATAGAAAACGCAATGATTTACGATGAAGAAGTAAGAAAAAAAATTTTTGCAATAGAAAGAGTTTTTGGAAGATTGCAAGGAGATATGAAAAGTATAATAAGATTAAGATATTTGCTACCAGGAAACAATACCAACGATGTACGAAATTTATTAAACATATCCAAAGCCACATATTTTAGGTTACAATATAGTGCATTAATAAGTTTTGCAAGAGCTTTGGGATACGTAAAATAAAATTGAGACTTTTTAAGGAAAAAAATGAGAGTTTTTTGAGATTTTTTAGTGGATTTTTTAGGATTGTCAAGTTATAATAACAGTAGATTTAAAAGTGTGTCTAAAAAAAGAAAAGTTAAATAATTAATCCAATATATTTTTAAATTAATCAGCCTTAATTGCTTTTACAAGAGTAATTAAGGTCTTTTTTTGCCAATAAAAGTGAGGGGGATAATTATGAATAAACAAAATCTTTTTAAAAAATACAAAACAGAAATATGTAAATATTGTGCAAATAAAAATGAAAATGATTGCAATATACATATAACTGTAGATTTATCTGTAAAATGTTGTAATTACATAAAAGATAAAACAAAGTTTAAAAAAAGGCCAAAATTAACAGAGTGGTAGAGGGAGATTTAGTATGTGTGCAAGAAAGTTAGTCTATAACGATAAGTTAGCAATAGAACAGTACACTGCACGAGAAAAAGCAGAGCATAAAGAAAGATTAGACAGTATAAAAGAACAGTTACCTACAAGTTGTAGAAATTGTTCTTTTTTAATTATAACAAGCCTAAAAGAACAAAAAGTTTATTGTCCATACTTAATAAAGAACAAATGTTTGCGGGGGAGGTAATATATTATGTATCTAAAAGTAAAATCAAAGAAGGAAAAGAATCTTATACAGAAAATTTCTAAAGAAAAAAATGAACTAGTAATAAAGGTATTAAATAAAAAAGGTTATACATGTAATAATACAATAGAAAGTCAAAAAGAAATAAGCAAAAAGTTAAATTTAGAGCAGAGAAAAGTAATATTAGAAAATCAGAATGAGAAATTATCTAAAATAGGAAGTTATTATATCTGGGAAGCAGATGTAACAATAAAAATAGTAGATGTGGTAACAGGAAAGGAAGTGTAAGATAATGTGGAATATATTTCTGGGAATAATATTAAGTTGTTTAGGAGCATTAGCAATAGCATTTACTCTTTTTATTTTTGTTACAATAATAGATGTAATGATAAAACAATTTAAAAGAAAATAAAGGAAAGAGAGGTAATCTTATATGACAGATGCACAAAAAAGATTTTGTGATGAATATTTAATAGACCTTAATGCAACAAAAGCATATAAGGTTGCTTATCCTAATTGTAAAAAAGATGAAACAGCCAATGCAGCATCAAGCAGAATGTTAAGAAATGTTAAGGTTCAAGAATACATATCTGAAAGAATGAAACAACGAGAACAAAGAACAGAAATAACACAGGATATGGTAATAAAAGAATTAGCTAAAATAGCATTTTTAGATATAAGAAAACTATATACAGAAAATGGACAATTAAAAAACATAGCTGATATGGATAGTGAAACTGCAGGAGCAATATCATCATTAGAAACTTTAGAAGAATATGAGGGTTATGGAGATGACAGAGAAAAAATAGGTGATACACAAAAAGTAAAACTATTAGATAAAACAAAAGCTCTTGAATTGCTAGGAAGACATTTAGGAATGTTTAAAGAGAAAGTAACGATTGATGGCAATGTTAATACAAATAATCCATTTTCAGGAATGTCAACAGAAGAATTGAGAAAGATTTTGAATGAATAATGATGTAAGAGAAGAAATAAAAAAACAAGCACGTTTAGAATTAGCTAGACGTGATTTTTTTGAGTATTGCAAGTTAACCGCCTCTGATTTTTATAAAGAAGAACGAAGCTTTTTAAAAGATTTATGCTATCAATTACAAGATTTTTATAATAGTGATGAAAAAGTGTGTGTAATTAATATGCCACCTAGACATCGGTAAATCCAGAACTGCTGGGAAATTTGTAGAATGGGTATTAGGAACAAATCCAAATGAAAAAATAATGACAGGATCATATAATGAGGATTTGTCAAGTTCATTTGCAAAATCAGTAAGAGACACAATAGCCTCTGAAAAAACAGAAGGTGTAATTGTATATAATGATATATTTCCTAATACTAAAATTAAAGATGGTGAAGCAACGCAAAAAAAATGGGCATTGGCTGGTAGTAAGGTATCAAATTATCTAGCAACGTCACCAACTGGTACTGCGACTGGTTTCGGTTGTACAATAATGATAATAGATGATCTTATAAAAAATGCAAAAGAAGCCTATAACGAAAACACATTAAAAAATCATATAGACTGGTTTAATAATACAATGCTATCAAGAACTGAGAATGGATTTAAATTAATAATTATTATGACAAGATGGTCTAGTAATGATTTAGCAGGATATATATTAGAAAATTATTCTAATGTAAGACATATAAATTACAAAGCGGTCCAAGAAGATGATTCAATGTTGTGTAAAGATGTGTTAAGCAAAGAAGATTATGAATTTAAAACAAAGAATATGAATAAAGATATTGTTTATGCTAATTATCAGCAAGAACCAATAGATGTAAAGAATAGATTATATACATCATTTAAAACTTATGAAAAATTACCGCCAGCACATTATGTTATGAATTATACAGATACTGCAGACGAAGGTGATGATTATTTATGTTCAATAGATTATCAGATGTATAATAATGAACACTATATTTTAGATGTTATTTTTACACAAGATCCGATGGAAGTAACAGAACCAGCAGTAGCAGAAATGATGACCAAAGATAATGTTGGAAATGCAAATATAGAAAGTAACAATGGTGGCAGAGGATTTGCAAGAAATGTAATAACCAATTTAAGAAAATTAGGTAATAGACATACAAATGTTAGATGGTTTCATCAAGGAGACAATAAAGTTGCGAGAATATTAAGTAATTCAACAGGAGTAATGAATAATGTATATTTTCCAATAAATTGGGAAGATAGATGGCCAGAATTTGCTAAACATTTAAAGCATTATGTAAGAACTGGTAAAAATGAACACGATGACGCTGAAGATTGTTTAACAGGAGTATATGAAAATCCAAAACCTAAAAATACAAATATGGCAATGACCAATAAGTCATTTATAAAAATGTAACATCTACTAAGTAGGTGTTTTTTTGATTGGAGGAAATAATGTTAAGATATAGCAAAGAAAGATTAGCAGAAGAAAGAAGTATAACAGATATATATTTTAAAGCACAACAAGAATTAGATGTAAGAAAAGAACTATATGAGAAGTTCAGAAGAAAACTAACAGACGAAGAATTAGCAAGTTTAGATGATGAAGATATAAAAGTGCCACTAGAAAGATATATATCAATAATGTCTGCTGGTTATTTTGGTGGAAAGGCACCAACTTATAAAGTAAAGGCATTTAATGAAGATAAAGACAAAATAATAAGAGAACTGTTTAATCACGAAACTAATGACGAAAAAGAAATAATAGAAATAAAAGAATTAATTAAACATATAAATGACTACAATAATGATGCTTCACATTTTTTACATATGGTATTGGATTACTTAATAAAAAGGGCTTGCTATGAAATATATTACAAAGATAAAAAAACAGGCGAAATAACAATAGCGAGAAGTGACGCATTAGAAACTATCGCTATATGGGATTATTCAGCTAAAAAGAATTTAATAGGTATATACAGAATAATTCGCACATATATGGCAAATGGTGAATATCAACAAATGATAGAATTAACAACATCAGACGGAAAAAGATATTATTATGACACCCCTGAAAAAAGGAAAATATTTGGTACACCAGCATATGAACAAAAATTTAAAGATGAACCATTATTTAAAGAAAACGAAAAAGAAAAACAACCTAAAAAATGGGATGATGATATACCAGCAACTGCAATAGAAAATTGCGATGGAATGGCAATATTTGAACCTGTAATAAGTCTAATAAGAGCATATGAAAGATGTATTCAAAATTCTAGAAATGTATTTAAATATAATGATGAAGCAATATTGGCAGTAAAAGGATATACACCAGAAAATCCAATGATTATACAAAACGAAAAAGGCGAGGATATTATAAATCCTGCAAGACAAAAAGAAGATGAGTATGTATTAACAAGTAGAGTAAGATACTTAGATGGAAGTAGAGAAGTTGATAGCAATTTATGGTGGGTTGAAAAGAATGTAAATGATACAGCATTACAAAATCATAAAAAGACATTGATGGATATTATTTGTTTGTGTTCATTTTGTCCTAATATGACAGATTTAGGTTTTACACAAGCAGATAATAATGCAGCACTTGAAAAGAAATTCTTCAGTTTACAACAATATATAGCAACATTTGAAGGAGATTTTGAAGAAGGATTAAAAAGAAGATGGAGAATAATATTAGAAAAATTCAATAAAGAAAAAGGCAAAACATATGACTTTAGAGATATTGAAATAAAACTAAATAGAAATTTACCTTCTGATGTAGCAACAATGATTACTAATGCATTAAAAATAAGAGGATTAGTAAGTGATGATACGGTCATAAACTTATTAGGACTTGATTTAGACAGCACAAGTGAGTTAGCAAAGATGAACTTACAAAATGAAGAAAATATTCAAAAGAATCTACAACAAATGCAAATGATAGGACAAGCAGAAGTAAAGCAAAACAATCAACAAGAAGAAAACAAAGATGACAAAGTAACAGATTTGACAGACCAACAAAAAGCACAAAAACTAACTGCAGACAATAAAAAAGAACAAACAAAAGTAGTTAATAAGCAAATCAATAAAGAATAGAGGAATATAAATGAAATATAGAAAAATTCCAATAGAAATAGAAGCATTTAGATTAGGAATAGATTTTATTCCAGACTGGTTTATGGATAAAGTATCAAGTAATGAAATTATATTACATGGAAAATCAACAGGTTTTCAACATTATGATGATACTAATGCAGATATACAAACGTTAGAAGGAGTTATGCATGCAAATTACGGAGATTATATAATAAAAGGAATACAAGGTGAGATATATCCATGTAAACCAGAAATATTTAAAAATACTTATGAAAGGGTTTAATATGAACATATGGAATTATCACGATACAAAAATGCAAGAATTAAAACAACTATATAATAAAATATCAAAACAAACACAGAACAGATTCCAAGAAATCTTTGATACGTTTAATTTTACATCAGAGAACATATATAATATAGCTGATAATAAAACTAAAAAAAGAATAAATACATATATAGAGCGGTTGGAAAGAACAAGGATTATTAAAGAATAACAACTATTTTACTGCGTTAGCATATGACATTTATAGAAGAACAAGAGTAAAAAATAGCGAAATACTAGAATTGCTTATTTATAGTGCATATATAGAAGAACGAAGCAAATTAGAAGAACAAGAAAAACAGATAATGTATGAAGATACTAATTATTATTATGAACAGGGTCAACAAGAAGTAAATAAAAAGAAAAAGCCATCAATATTAACGATGGCTTTATTTCTTGTATTATTAGACCAACCAAATTATAGTGGATTTAATTGGAAACAATATATTGAAGCAACAATGCAGTATAATACACAACAAATATATAAACAAGCAATTTTAGACATACAACAGCAAAAAGACTTAAAAATTGATTCAAATGAGTTTCAGACGATAATACAAAGACAAAACAATCAAAAACTTAAAGTAAATAATGATAAAATATCAGGTGCATTAGACTTGCAAATGGTAGGATTAAATAATTTAGCTATAGTCGAGGGAATAAAGTTAATTGCAGGAAATGATGCAAAAGTTAAATTTATTGCGGTTGAAGACGATAAAACAACATTAATGTGTGATAGTTTAAATAATCAAGAGTTTTATATTAACAAAGAAAATGTATTTGATAGATATTATGGAGAAAATCAGAAAGAACTGAAATTACAAAAGATTAGGTGCAAAGGATTAGTATTAGGATTAAATTTACCACCTATTCAACATCACTTTCATTTTTGCCGTTCAACTATTGTATATAATAGTAATTATAAGAGCAAAGACTTTAAAAATGGAAATGTTTTGGGAGAAGAACAATACAAATCATTAAAACAGTATCTAAAAAGTATGTCTTATAAAATTAACTCAAAATTATATAATAATGAAAAATTATCAGAAGAAGATAGGGAATATATACAAAATTTAGATAATGCATTAAAAGGAATGCCAATATATAAAGGTTGGGTTAAAAGATGTGTTTATGTAAGAGATAGCGAAGATGTCTCAAATATATTGTCTATATTCAATAATGAACAAAAAATAGGACACTGGAATAGTTACATATCTTCAGCGCTAGGTGTATATGATATAAATTTTAAAATGATAATGAAAATAAAGTCTAAGACTGGAAGAAACCTATCTACATTGAATGATGAAGGTGGAGGAGAAATACTATTTATGAGAAATACAGATTTTCAACTAATTGACATAAAAAATAAAAATGGTATAATATATGTTAAATTGGAGGAATTATAGTATGGAAAAGCAAGATAGAAAAATAGAATTAACTAAACAAGAAAAAGTAAGTAGTTTAGAAGCAAAATTTTGGAACGATAAACAAGAAATAGATAAAAATACACCACTTATGAAGAAAATTGAAAAAATATGTAAAGATATAGATTTTAATAATTAAAGACAGCACTTACTAAAAGTAGGTGCTTTTATTATGGAAAGAAGGTGGAAAATATGGAAAAACCATTAGCACCAATAGGAAAAGAAAATGTAAAAAAAGCCATTATAGCAATAGGACAAGAACTCATAAAGAGAGCAGATGATATAACAAATGATATAAAATTTGTTGCTAATATTGAAATTAGTGCAAAATTAACACCAGATGAGGTAACTAACTTTAATATAAAGAAAAATTATATAGCAATGTATGAAGATAAGGAGGAAAAATAATATGTTGTTATTAGTTTTAATATTAAGCATTAAATTGCAAATGCCAACTTGGTATTGGATTATATTTACTATAATTACAATATTTAGACCAATTATTTGGGTGTTTAAATATAATTTTGCTGATGGATATATGAAAACAAAGAACAAAGATAAATAAGTTATTAACATTTTATAATTATAAATTTTTAGACGTAGACGTACGTCTATTTTTTATGCCTTTTTACTGATTGCAGGCTATAAAGAACAACAGAATACAAATTCGCAATAGCTGGGGCTTAGGCAATGGCTGGGGCAAAAGGAGTAGGAAATGGAAGGACAAGATAACAATCCAAACAATGCTAATACTGGGGCAAATAATGAACCAGCGGGAGCAAATAACCAAGATACAGGAACAAATAATAACCCTGTAACATTTGATGATTTCTTGAAAGATAGAAAAAATCAAGCAGAATTTGACAGAAGAGTTCAACAGGCTATTCAAACAGCACAAGATAATTGGAAAACAATAAATGACGCTGAAAAATCAGAAGCTGAAAGATTAGCAAAGATGAACGAAACTCAAAAATTGCAATATCAATTGCAAAAGCAACAAAAAGATTGTGAAGCAATGCAAAGAAAGTTAAATGCTAGAGACTTAAAAGATGAAGCTCTAAAAATAGCAACAACACAAGACACAGCATTTGATCCAGAATTTCTAAATCTTTTTGATTATGAAAATATGACAGCAGAGCAACTACAAGAAAAAACAAAGCTTATAAAATCAATTCAAGACAGAATTGTAGAAAAAGCTGTAAATGAGTGGTCAAAAGAAAAACCACCATACAATCCAGACCCATCTGGTAATAAGTCAAGTGCTGATGAAGCTATAAGAAAGGCAATGGGATTAAAATAAGAAAGGAAGAATGAAAAATGAATAATATTGAATTATCAACAATTTATTTACCTAAATTAGATGAGGTATATAAAAACGAAGCAAAAACATCTATATTAGATGGAGACGAAACAACAGTACAAAAAGGATTAAATGGAGAAATTAAAGTGGCTAAACTTGATATGGACGGTTTAGGAGATTTCTCAAGAAATGATGGATACACAAAAGGTTCAACAAAATTTGTATGGGAAACAGTAAAATACGACAAAGAAAGAAGCCAAGACTTAAGAATTGATAGACTAGACAACCAAGAAGCATTAGGATTACCTTTTGCAAGATTATCTGGAGAATTTGTAAGAACAAAAGTAGTTCCAGAAACTGATGCTGCAAGAATTGCAAAAATAGCAGGAGTAGCAGGAATTTCAAGAAAGAAAGAAACTATTTCTGATGGTGCGGGAGTTGTAACAGCATTAAGAGAATGCATAAATAAAATGGATGAAGATGAAGTTTCAACAGAAAACAGAATCTTATTCATAACACCAACATTAAAAGGAATGATAGATGATTTAGACACAACTAAATCTAAAAAAGTATTAGAAAGATTTGCTACAATAATTGAAGTTCCACAAACAAGAATGTATACAGCAGTAACATTAAATGATGGAAAACAAAATTATGGATACCAAAAAGCAAAAGATTCATATATTAAGTCAACAGATACAGCTGTAGTATCAGGAAAGACATATTACACAGAAAGTTCTGGAACATATTCAAAAGTAAGCTCTCCATCAGGAAATCCTTCAACATCAGATTACTATGAATTAATAGAAGGTGGAAAAAATATAAACTTCTTATGCGTTGAAAAGTCTGCTGCAGTAACAGCTATGGATCAATACATAAAATATTTTACACCAGATGAAGACCAAAATGGAGATGACAACGTATTTAAATATAGAAACAACAACTTATATGGACATGTATATGAAAACAAATTAGCTGGCGTATACTGCTCATACGAAGGATAGGAGGTAGTAAAATGTCAACATTTATAGGATTAAAAATAAATAAAGAGGTAAAAGAAACTAAAAAAGAGCTAACAGTAGAAGAAATAAAGGCAATTTTAACTGAAAAGGGAATTGATTTTGAAGAAAATGCTAAAAAGAAAGATTTACTAGCTCTTTTACCACAACAATAATCAAGGAGGCAATAGAAATGGCAGAAACCAGTAATATAAATAAAATAATAGCCGATTTAGGAGCTAATTATAAAGACGACCAAGAAGTTCTAAGCGAAATATTAGAGGAAGTAACTTCTATTGCCTCTGATATTTCTAATAGACAAAAAAATGATGAGAAGTTATTTCCATATATTAAGAAAGCAGTAAAAGCAATATATCTTTCAAGAGGAGCAGAAGGCTTAACAAGTCGAAGCGAGGGTTCTATTTCAACATCATTCGAAGATATTATAGATAAGTTAAGAAATAACATTATAAAATCGGGATTAAGGAGGGTTAAGTAATGTTATTACGAGATTTAACCAAAGTATATATATCAGGATATGAAGAAATAGAAGACCACGGCGAACCCAATAAAAAATGGAAATATAAAAGCATAGCTTGGCTAAATATGCAACAAGATGTAAATGAACTAGATAAAAAATCCACAGGAGAAGTAGATTATAGTATTTATAAAGGTAGAAGTACGAGAGATTATGAAATACAAAAAGGTGACGGAGTATCATTTAAAGATGTCTCAAAATTAGAGGAGTTTATTCCTGAATATAGAGTATTGGATAAAAATAAAATAGGAAATACCTATGTATATAGAATGGAGAAAATGCAAAAATGATAAGTTGCGAAATTAAAGTTAAACATAATTTCAAAAACATAAATGCTGTAATTCAAAAATTACCACAGACGATAAGTAACAGTGTAGAAGAAATCCTAAAAAACATTAGAGGATACGCTATAAAATTAGAAAAACGGTCATAACGAAGAAGGAATATTAGTCGAAATGATTGATATGTCAACCAAAGAAGTGAAAGGAAGGGTTTTTGCTGACCCTTCTAAATTTATGGCAAATGGAGTATCCTATTTGTTTTTTGAATACTTTGGCACAGGCTCTAATGCTGAAATGGAACACGTAGGAAAGTCACAACATTTTATTGAAAGTGGATTTACTGAGTGGTTCATTCCAGTAAATAAAGTGGATAGAGCATTACCGTATCCAGTTATAAATATAAAAGGAATGGACTTTTACATAGCTCATGGGACTAAAGCAAATCATTTTATAGGAGATGCAAGTTTCAAAAGTAGAGATGAAAATGTAGAAATAGTTAAGAAGAAGTTAGATGATATGATAAAGGAGTGTTGCAAATGAAAGATTTAAGTATAAAAGAGTTTAGTGATTTAGTATATGAAAAGCTAGAACCATTAAAGTATAAACAAATATTAACAAATCCAACAACTACAAGCAAATTTCCTTGTTTAGAATTGCATACACCTTTGAAATCAGTAAATCTAACAGAAAACGCATTTCCTATTCGTTCTACATTTCAAATATCAATCACTTGTTGGAATGAAAAACAAAGACAAGCAATGCAAATGACAGATGAAGTCGATACGAAACTTCAAGAATATAATTTTATAAGGACAAATACCAGTCCTGCAGTATATGACCAGATACTGCAAAAATACGGTATAACAATAACTTTTGAAGTTCGTTATAATTCTATAACGAACTCTTTTAATTTAAGATAGGAGGAATTAAAAATGGGAGATGAAGTAACACCAAAAACAACAACACCACAAGTTGCTATGAAAGCAAAGGTGTCTTATGCAACAACACTAACAGGACAAAGAACAGATATAGGTTATGTACAAAAAGTGGGACAATTAAAAACTTTAAAAGAGGGACAAACATATAGTGCATTAGATTTAGAAGAAGAAAGAATGGCTAAAGGAAAAAGAAAAGCAGAAACTGTTGATATAGAAATGATGTTTATACAAGAAACACATAAAGCTATACAAGCAATAGCTGATGCAGATACAACAATATTCTTATTCTTAGAATATCCAGAGACAACAGCATCAGTTGCCAATAAACCATTAGTTCAATCAGTAAAATGCACCGTAGATATAGCGGGGCAAGAGATGAACGATGGGGACTTTATAAAGGATACTATGAGAGTATATAAAGAATCAAAAGTAGTAGAAACAGATGGATATCCTGTAGAGGAAGATTCAACAAAATTTTAATAAGAGAAGACTGAAAAGTCTTCTCTCTTTTGCAAAGGAGAGAAAATAAATGATTATAGAAACAAAAAATAGAAATATTAATTTAGTACTAAAAACAAGAAAAATAATAGAAATAGCTAATCTGTTAAAAAATAAGAATTTTGAAGAAGTATTTAAAAAAGCCTATTCTATATTAGATATGGAAGCATTATCAAAAATAATATTTAAACTAGCAGAAAACGATGAGGGAAAAAATGTATTTGTATCATCTGATGAAGTATATGACTTTATAGATGAATGTAGAATAGAAGGAATAAGTGTAAGCGATTTATACGGAAAGATAGCAGAGGCATTGAATGAAGAGGGTTTTTTCAAGAAAAGGATGACAAAGAAAGAATTAAAAGAAATGATGTCAAATCCTTTATCAGAAACAGATATGAACGAATTAGTTCAGAAATCAGCAGAGAAAGTTATAAACAAAATAACAGAAGAACAAATTCTTTCGATGGTATAGATGAAATAATAAAAGCAATAAAAGAATCAAAAAACATTGTAGACTTAATATACTCTATGGAGCCATTGGCGTATTATTTCGATATGAAACCATATGAGTTCTGGAATAGTAGATATTCAGAAATAAATATATACTGTCAAACACACTTAACTAAACAAATAGATGAATTAAGAAAAGAAATCAATTTACAAGAAGCGGTTACAAATAAACTTATTGCAGGTGATTGTATGAATCAAAATGCAAAAATAGTACTTATTAGAGATAGTTATAAGGAGCTTTTTAAAGAAAAAGATGAAGTTCAAACTTTAGAAGAACAAAGAAAATTGTTTAAAGGATAATTTCGACAAAATATGTCGAAAAATGTCGATAAAAAGTATAATTTAACCTATTGATTTATGAAACTGTTTGTAGTATACTCTTTTTATATTAAATAAAAGGAGGAAATATTATGGGAATAGCTTCACTAATACTAGGAATTATAGCTTTTTTAGTTTCATTCAGTATTTTTAAAGATGTATCATTAATTTTAGCAGTGTTAGCAATTGTACTTGGAATCATAGCTTTAGCTAAGAAAAAGAATAAGAAAATGAGCATTGCAGGAACTGTTTTAGCAATAATAAGCTTTGTGGTTTTATTTTCAGGAGGAAATAACAATGTTACTACAACCACATCATCTGGAAATGATGTAAAAAAATGCAATATAGGAGATACGATAACAGTAAAAAGCGGAACAGAAGAATACACCTTACAAATAACAGAAATAAAAGAAACTAAAGATAGAAATGAGTTTGCTGATGAAAAACCTAAACAAGTATTTTTAATCAATTATACCTATGTTTGCGATAAAACAGAAGATGGACTATATGTAAGTGATATGAATTTCAAGGTAATAGATGAACAGGGCGAAATTGGATACACATATCCTATAGATACAAAAAATCCACAAAGCATAACTGCAGGAACTACTTGTAAAGCACAAATGGCTTTTGGAGTAAATAACACAAGTAAAAAAATAAAATTACAATTCTTCGACAATATGTTTAATGGAAATCCAACAGCTGTGTATGAAATAGAATTATAAAAAAATATTAGATACAAAAAGCTCCTATTTAAGTAGGTGCTTTTTTATTGTGTTTAAAGAGAAAGAAGGTGAAAAGATGACTGCAGAAGAGATAGATATTGTAGTAAACGCAAGCGTTGAAAAAGCAGTAAAAGAGTTTCAAAAGTTATTGCCTTCAATAAAAAAACAATTATCAGGAATAAAAAAAGAATTTGATAATACTAAACTTAAAGAAATAACAGCTAAAGTAAATGTAGGGCAAATAAAAGAACAAATGAAAAAGGCAAAAAAAGAAATAAAAGATGCTTTTGACCCAAATGATATAAGTGGTATGACGATAGATGGCAAGGCTTTTAAGATTAAAAATATATCAGGTTATTCAAAAGAAATTCAAAAATTGAAAGGTAAAATATTAAGCACTTCAAAAGCAAATGTAGAAACAATGATACCTAAAAAGCAGAGCAATACAATTCAACAGCAAATAAATACAGAAAAACTTAGTGTTGGAACAAATATGTTAAGAAAATATTATGCAATACTAGATATGGTAAAACTTAGAATGAGTCAACTCAAACAAGAAATAAATCAGACAGCAACTACTCAAAATAAATTGGGTAGTTTTTTTAGTGCATTTAAACAGAAGACGGAACAAGTAAAAAATAATATGTCAAATATGAAGAATAGTTTTAAAAGCTTACCAAAGGTTACTCAAAATATTTATAATAACATAAAAGGAATGGGAGCAGGATTAAAGAGTGGCCTAGGAAATGTTTTAAAATATGCCACAGCTTTATTTAGTCTAAGAAGTATCTATTCAGCATTGAGTGGTAGTGCAAATGCTTGGCTGTCTAGTCAAAATGCACAGGCTAAACAGTTAAGTGCAAATATAGAGTATATGAAATATGCTATGGGCAGTGTATTTGCACCAGTAATACAATATGTAACTAATCTGGTTTATAGCTTAATGAAGGCAGTGCAAAGTCTAGTATATGCGTTTAGTGGAGTAAATATATTTGCAAAAGCTACAGCTTCATCAATGAAGAATGCATCAGGTAGTGCAAAACAAACAAGTAAATCACTAAGTAGTGTACATAGTGAAATAAACAATGTTTCAGATAACAAAAATAGTAATACTAGTGGAACACCTAATATAGATTTATCAGAAGTAGACAAAACACCAAACAAAATAATAGATGTGATTAGAAATGGTAATTGGAATGAAATTGGAAAGATGTTAGGCGAAAAATTAAACAATGCTATGTCTAAAATTCCTTGGAATAAAATTCAAAATACGTCTAGAAATATAGCTTCTGGAATAGCCAAAACTTTAAATGGGTTTATTGGAACAACAAATTGGAATCAAGTTGGTAATACGTTTGCACAAGGATTAAATACAGCTATATATTTTGCTTATACTTTTGTAACAACATTTGACTGGAAACAATTTGGGCAAAGCATAGTAGATGGAATAAATGGATTTTTAGATAATTTTGATTGGCAAACCTGTGGCAAAACAATAGGAGATTTCACAAAAGGTTTGTTAGATGTAATAGTTGTTTTTATTGAACAATACGATTTTCAAAAATTTCCAAACAAAATTGCGGAGTGTTTAGGCAACATTGATTGGTCTGGAGTTGCTAAAAGGATTTTTGAAATATTAGGAGCAGCAATAATAAAAGTATCTGTTATAGGAGCAATAATAAATGTAGGTACAGTTATTTCAAATATATGTAACTCAGCTGTGGAATATTTTAGAGGCAAGATAGAAGAATGTGGTGGAAATGTAATACTAGGAATATTAAAAGGAATAGGAGATGCTATTGCTGGAATAGGACAATGGATATATGACAACGTATTCAAGCCATTTATAGATGGATTCAAAAATGCATTTGGAATACATTCACCATCAACTGTGATGGAAGAACAAGGACGCTTTATTATAGAAGGTTTAAAAAATGGATTATTAGGAATATGGGACAGAGTAAAACAGCCATTTATCGATTTAAAAAATAATATAACTAAGATGTTCACGGAAATAAAAAATAATGTGTCAAATTGGGGAAACAATGTAAAAACAAAAGTTAGTGAATGCTGGATAAATGCTTCAAATACAGTAAGAGAAAAAGTAACTACTTTAAGAAATAATATTTCAACAGGACTTAATAATGCTAAAACAACGGTAGTAAATTGGGGAAGTAATGTAAAAAATACATTTACCAACTTAGGAAGAAATGCATCTACATGGGGAAAAGATTTGGCTACAAATATGGCAACAGGAATAAAAAACAATATTCATAAAGTAACAAATGCAGTTACATCAGTTGCAAACAAAATAAAAAGTTTCTTACACTTCACAGAACCAGACGAAGGACCTTTGAGTAATTTCCATACATATATGCCAGACATGATCGATTTAATGGTTAGTGGAATAAAGTCAAATACTAATAAGATAAAGAATGAAATGGAGAATTTAGCAGGAACAATGTTATACACGATAAACACAGAAGCGGTAACTGGTATTCCTTCAACAAGCCCAACAATAAAACCGATAAATGTTGAAGCTAATAATATGTTGGATACATTAAGTAATGTTATGGCTTATAAAGGAAATGAAAATGACAGACCAATATATTTGACAGTAAATGTAGGAAACAAAAAGTTAGGTCAAATATTATTAGACAATTTAAGAGACATGAAGAGACAAACAGGAAAAGATATAGAAGCATTAGTAGGAGGATAAAGTTATGTTATGGAGAGAACATGGAAAAACAGAAAATTTACCAACACCAAGTACATACTCGGCTGATATAGAAGATACAGACAAAGACAGTTATTCTAGTGTTGTTGATGGTTCATTAATTGATAATCCTATAGCTGTAGGAATGCTAAAACTTTCTATGAGTTGGGATTTTAATAGTGAAGAAGAAGCTGAAAATTTAATACAGAAAACATATAAAAATCCTTGGCCATTAGATATTAAAATTCCTGTGGTAGATGGAGGTTTTTTAGAAAACGCAAAGTTTAGAGTTTCAAAAAGAAAAGTTGATATGATAAAAACAGAAAAGAGTACTAACACTTCAGAAACGAAGTGGAAGTGCTCTTTTAATTTAATGCAAAAAGAACTAACAGAAGCACAAAAAACAGCAGTAGAGGGGGCAAATAGTTAATGTATGATACGAGTGATAACTATAAGTCTAAAATATACAATGTAACTCATTTATTAAAAGTATATATAAATGATGAAGAAATAAATCCTAAATATGTATTAGACTGTAAACCTTCAAAAAAAGCATTCTCAAGTGATGAGTTTGCCTTGGGATGTGTAGAAGCACAAAGCATAGAGTTAAAGCTATACAAATCAGCAGTACCATCAATTATCAATAGAATAGAAATAAAAAGCGGAATAACAGGCGAAGTAGTACCAATTGGAATGTTTAATTTAGATGAAATAAGTAAAGATGATGATTATACAGTAACATTAAAGCTACGCGACAATATGATTAAATTTGAGTTTAATTATAACGGCAAAACATTGATAGACAATAATAATGGAAAAGCAAAAATAATACAGGTACTACAAGACTTATGTCCAAAAGCAGGAGTAGAACTTCGGTTCTACTTCTTTTTTAAACATGAATAAGGAAATAGCAGTGTACGACAATACAGTATCAGCAAGAACTTATTTAAGTTATATAGCAGAACAAGCTGGTGGAATAGCAGTAATAGGTAGAGATGGAAAACTATATATAAAAACAATTGGAGAAAGTTCAGTTACACTTCCATTAAAGTTATTTAAGACTTTTAAATGGGGAGAAAAATTCAAAATAACACGTGTAAGGTATGATGATGGAATACAACTATTTGAAAAAGGAGATACAACAGGCAATACAGTTTATATCAGCCAAGACAATATGTACATAGTTGATCAAGAGCAAATCGATAATATTTACAATGCCTTAAAAGACTTAGAATTTTATAGTTTTGAAGGCGAAAGCATAATAGACCCAGCACTAGATACAGGAGATATCGTTGTTATAGATGGCAAAAATGTAATATACCAAGGTTCAATGCAATTTTCAGGGCGTTGGATTGCAAGTATTGAAAGCAAAATACAATGTAAATCAAAAGAAGAAACAACCACTAGAACACCATCACAGAAAATCATAAACAGAAGGGTTCAGTCAAGCATAAATCAAATAGATGGAAAAATAACTCAACTAGCAGAGCAAACTACAGAACACGAAACAAAGTTAACCCAACAAGAGCAAGATATCAACGGAATTAAAACAAAAGTAGAAAACACAGCGGAATATAAGAGAGAGTCTGACGGAGTAAGTGAAGTTCATATTGTAGATGCAGGACAAGCTGATATATTAAGACTAGAAGTGCAAGGAAATAAGACTTATGAAGCAAATATGTTCCCAAGAGCAAATTTGTTTCCAAGAGCAGGACTACAGCCAAATCAAAGGGGAGGGTAGTATATGAAATATAAAATAGTAGTAGATAAACAAAGTAGAACTAATCCGTCTGCAGATAAAAAAGAGTACATAATAGACATTGAAGAGCTACGATTTAAAGGCAATATTTATGATAGTTTAGTTATAACGAAAGATGAAGATTATGTTCTACGTAGATTAAAACTAACAGAGTTTTATGTTTTAGAGGAATTAGAAGAACCTATAAAAGAACCTTTAGAAAACATAAATATTGAGTTATTTGAAGGCGACAATTACATATATTTGATTGACATGGTAGGGAATAAATTTTATGCAGAATATCTAGTAAAAAATGATTTCACAGACATGTATACTACTAAATCAGAGTTTAGAACAGAAATAGAACAAACATCGAAGAAAATTGAAATAATGGCAAGTGCAAAATTAGATAAAAATGAATTTGCAACATATTTAGAAGTAAATTCTGAAGCGGTTAAAATTGCTTGGAATAAGATTGCTGAATTTATTCAAATGATGATTATAAATCAAAATGCAAGTCTAGCAATATTAGATGACAATAAAAAAGTGCTGATGTCCTTAGACAAAACAGGACAACACTTTTATGATAGTGAAACGGTATTTGCAAATATGGGTGTTCAAAAATTTGATGGAAATAAGTTTATAGCTTTTGCTGTTCCACGGGGAGTATAATCAAAATATAGAAGATGGAATGGCATGGGGGATGACGACTCAAAGTGATGGAAAGTTTTGGCCAATACTTTTTATTAAAGATTTTAAAATGGCCAGCAAAAATGCTGGAGATTTTAGTGGTCAATTAGTATTAACTGCGTGTGATTTAGTTCTTGCTGGAGACACAAACGGTATAATTTCTGGAAATGTTAAAATTGTTGGTGGACTAAATGGAGAGATAAATTTCATTAACACTGAAGATGAAAGTATTTTATTACAGATAATTCCTAAAAATGAATATGATAGCAATAGTCCAAAAATAAATTTATTAAATTCAATTCATTTTTTTGAAAATGCACTTGGAAGTCATTCATTTAGAATTGGAGAAGAACAGAAATATGTACTACAAACTGATGAAGGAGACTTTCATGTTGCAGGTGGCACAATATTGTTGGGAACTAATAGTTCAAAAGCGGCAATATCTATGTATCCGTCTAGTATGGTACAAATTCATGGTGCCGACCTAGATGTTGACGGAAATGTATATGCTAATAATATTTCATCAGATAAAAAAATAAAGAAGAATATAAAAAATAGTAGTGCATGTGCTTTAGATATAATCAAAAAAATTAAACATAAAGAATTTGACAAAATAGATGATGGTAAACATTATAATATAGGCTATATTGCACAAGATATGGAGAAAATAGATCCTAATTTTGTTATTAAGAGACCAGCAGACAAAAAAAGAAAAATAGAAGAAAGATATTATATTAATGAGTTGCCTATAATAGCAACATTATCTAAAGCAATTCAAGAGCAACAAGAACAAATTAATAAATTGCAAAGCAAAATTGAGAAACTGGAGGCTAGAAGAAGATGAAGAAAAAAACGTTTCAAAATGGAACATTAAAAAGTAAAGCCTACTTTATGAATGGAGACGTCAAGCAAGAAGTAGAAGAAGCAGTTTACGAAGGAACTACACCATTATCGGCAGAGAACTTAAATGATATGCAAGATAACATTGAAGAAGAAATAAATTCACATATAGAGCACAAATACTTTTTACAGCTAACTGCAGATGTAGTCAAAGGTGGAACTATAACATTGCCTTGCCATTATAAAGTAGGAACACATTGTTTAGATGTGTGTTATATGGGAGAACTACTAACAATTAGTTCAGATGATGCAGGAACAGATGGACATTACAGAGAAGTAGGAGAAGCAAATGCCGTAAGTAATCAAATAAAGCTTACAACAGACTGGGGAGCAGAAATAGGAGAATATTTTGAATTTGTAGTAAGGGGGGAGTATAGTGTTTAATGCATATCAAAAATTAAAAAAGTTGATAAACAATCAAAAAGCTGTTTCAGCTACATTTCCCGAATTATTGAATAATTGGGTTCCATACAATTCAGCAGGAGATAATACAATAAATAAAGTTGATGGAATTGTTTTTTTAAAATTAAGTTTAAAGTCAGGTACTTCGAAAGATATTTGTCAATTGCCTGAAGGATTTAGACCTGTGTCGTTTTCATATTATCCTATTACAAATCAAGATAATCACACTACAAATGTTTTTGGAATTTCATCTGGTGGCTGGATTACTGTTGAAAGTTCAGAAGTTGGAAAGGCAATTTTTGCAAATGTATCTTTCAAAGCTAAGGATTGATTTTTCGTACGTATAAAAATTTATAAGAAAGAAAGGAATGATAATATGAAACAAGCTGAAAACGTTGAGAGAGTACACACACACACACACACACACACACACTTATATTTAGCCTAAAAAAGAAAAGAGGTGTCAGAATATGATACCTCAATATACTAAAAGAAAAGAAGAAATGGAGAATATTACAACAGGAACTGAATATGAAACAGGGCGAATTATAGATGGCAAAAAAGAGTACGCAAAAAGAATTAATTGCGGAAATTTGCCAAACGCAGAAGCAAAATATGTGCAAACAGGATTAAAAAACATAACTTTGACTAGAGCAATTGACGGAGTCATGTTAAATTCTGGCTCTCAAAGAGGCTTACCTGCGCCATCTATAACGTCAGCAAATACCATAATGGTTTATCTGAACGGCACAGGAACAACTTTAACGATAAATACGCAATTTGATTGGTCAAGTTATACTGCTCATGTAGAATTATTTTATACGAAAAATTAAAGGAGGAGAGCATGGAAGAAGCAAATAATCTCATAAATATTCTTCTATCAAACGGAGGAACTGCAACGATGGCAGTTCTTTTTATTATCTTTTTGTACCTTGATAGAAAGGACAGAAAAGATAAGGAAGCTCAAGATGAATTAAAACGAAAAGAAGAACAAGAAGAAAAAAAAGTAGAACGAGAAGCTACTAGCAAATTGTTGGGTGAACTGTCAGCTAGTAACAGAAATATTGCTGAAAGTTTGAACTTATTAAAAACTAGCATGGATAACACTAATACAGAATTTAAACAACACGACGAGAGAGCAATAGCAGGGTTTCAGACAATACACGAAGACTTGATAATTTTGAAGGAAAGGAGAGATTAATATGAGTAACAAAGTTTATGATGTACTAAAATGGATTACATTAGTATTCTTACCAGCTTTAACAACGTTGACAGGTGTAATACTTAATTGTTTCAACGTTGATTGTACCGACATAGTCCTAACAATAATGACAGCAGTTACAACATTTATGGGTGCAGTATTGGGAATTTCAAATATTAATTACAAAAATAAAGGAGAATAAAATTATGATAAAAGCTAAAACCTTTGTGGCTGTACACACACACACACACACACACACACACACTTAATATTCTAAAGAAAAGAGGTGTCGAGTATGATACCTCAATATACTAAAAGAAAAGAAGAAATGAAAAATATAAATATTTTAAAACAAACAGACATCAAATATTTTACACCTAATAATTGTAACAATTATGCGGGGTATGGTGGGTGTTATTATTATAAAGTTGGAAGTAGGGTTAATTTACATATCGGGGTTTCTGTTAATACTACGTCAAATATATCAATAGGTACTTTATTAGAACAATATAGACCAATTACACCCGTTAGTGGCATAGGCTTAGGAGCAAGCTTAGAAGATTATTCTGCTGTTCAGATAAATGAAGCTGGGCTTATAACTATAAACTCAAAAACTGGATATGCTTTAATCGATTTAGAATATGACACATTAAATTAAAGAAAGGAATGTTTAGTATGGAAGATGATGAAATAGAAGTAATGAAGTCTGTGGAAGAACCTACAGAGGAAATTTTTGAAGAAATAAAAGATGAAATCGAGGTGTCAGAAAATGAGTAGAGTATTTAAAAACAAAGGCAATGTGATCACACAAGCGTTTAAAAAATGGGTACATAATGGTATTGATTTAGTTGGCACAGGTTATACATTAGATTATATTACAGCACATTCAGAAGGAACTGTAGTTGCTGTCAGAAATAATTATAAAACAAATGACAAAACTGGTTGCTCTTATGGGAATTATGTAAAAATTAAGCACAATGGATATTATACGTTGTATGCACACATGAAATATAATAGTATAATAGTTAAAGTAGGACAAAAAGTATCGAAAGGACAAATTATTGGTTACATGGGAAATACTGGACATAGTTTTGGAGCACATTTGCATTTTGAAGTAAGAGATAAAAATGACAATTTTATAAACCCAACAAAATATATAAATGCAAATTTACCTTCAAATGACAGTAAAAAATATAGTAAAGGCAGATACAAAGTAGATTGTGACGTTTTAACAATACGAACTGGTCCAGGAACAAATTATGACTGGAAAAAATTCAATCAGTTAACGCCAAACGCACAGGCACAAATAAAAGAATTATCAGGCTACAAACCAAACGGATTAGTAAGAAATTGTATCTGTGATGTATCAGAAGTAAAAGGTGAATGGGGGAAAATACCATCTGGTTGGATTAGTTTAAAATATTGTAAAAGAGTTTAAAAGCTAGGCAGTGCCTAGCTTATTTTTTTATAAAAATGTTTTAAAATAATATTTTCTTCAATATCCATAAAAAAACTTCCTTTTTAAAAGTATTTAAATTATACAATCAAAATTTAGAAAAAACAAGATTAATATATTTAAAACTAAATACAGAAAATTAATTTTAGGTATTGACAAATAAAATTGTTATGATATTATATAGAAAGCAATAATAT